TTAATTTGCAAAAACAAGTGTACAAATTTGATTTTTTGGCGTACAATTATACTAATACGTAGGACTATTTATGGAAGTATTTATCAAAGATCGGTTCAAGATTAGCAAGCGCTCCAAGACCCCGGAAGGCTACTTGGTTATCGAAGCTAACCGGATTGCCAGACCTGGGATTCTCAACTACAAAGCTATTGAGCTAGGGTTGACAGACCGCGAACCGATGGATACTGTTAAAGTTTACAGAGATGAATCAGTGCTGTTTTCTCCGGAAGTGATGGACTCTTTCAAAAATAAGCCTGTAACCCTTGAGCATCCTCCTGTCATGCTGGACCTCAGTAACGTCACTGAATACCAAAAAGGATTCACTAAAGAGGATGTCACGCAGGACAACGGATTTCTTACAGTCTCCATGGTTGTCCAGGACAAAAAAGCTATCGAAGCTATCGAGTCCGGAAGCCATTCTGAGATCTCTGCTGGTTACAAGGCGGACATAAATTTCCGGGACGCAGAAGACTATGATGCCGTTATGGATACGGTAAAAGGTAATCATGTGGCATTAGTCGAACGCGGCCGTAACGGTCGAGAGGTCAGAGTTTCTGATCATGAACCCAAAACACAAACAAGAGGCAAAGGCATGGAACTTGTTGCTATTTGTTTCGATGGTCTCGACCTGGAGGTAACTCCTCATGGTAAGAAGATCATTGAGAAGCTGCAGGCAATTGCGGATTCCGCAGAAGCCAAAACAGCTGAAGTAGAAAGCGCCAAGACAGCTGAACTTGAAGCCAAAGATGCTGAGTATAAAGCTCAGATCGATACACTTCAGGCTAAGCTTGACGACGCTAAATCCAAGATTCTCAGTAATGAAGATCTTGAAAAATGTATTGAGGCTCGCAGCGCTCTGAAAGAGACTGTCAGCTCCATAATCTCTGATTTTGACTTCTCCGGTAAATCCGAAGAACAAATCAAAAAAGAAGTTATTGAACAGCACTGCAAAGTCGATGTAACCGACAAATCTGCAGACTATGTCAATGCCCGCTTTGATGCCCTCTGCGAGGTTGTCAAAAACTCCGATCCGTACAAAGCTCCTCTGAGCGCTGACGCTAAAGACGTCACAGATGCTACGTACAAGCCTGCCTCGCAGATCGCCAGGGAGGCTAAGATCGAAGCTAACCGTAAACGTTGGAATGAAGGAGATGCTGAATAATGGTAGCACAGACTTCGTATTCTATTAACACTGCCAAGCGTTTTCACGGTTCTCTTTCAGACCTTCGGGATTCTGAAGTAGAAACGTACGCTGCTGAAGGTGGTGACATCGGGTTTGGTGTCGTTGTATCCGCAGGAACAGCTGATGACCAGGCAGTAATTGGTGGAGACAATACCGGTTTCGGTATTACAATCCGCGATCTCGGCATTGAAGGTGCGGCTCCTGGTGATCCCACAATTCAATACAGCGAAAAGGATCCTATGAGCGTTCTCCGCCGTGGTTCTATCAACGTCGCTATCCCTGCTGGTGGCGCTAAAGGCGCAGCTCTCAAGTACAATGACACCACTGGCGTCATTGATGCTGGAGCCCCAGGCGCAGGTGAAACTGCTCTGAATCCTGCAGCCGTTGAACTTCTTACCACTGTTGCCGCTGGCGAAGTCGGAGTGATCCGTCTTAGTGGTGGTCCTCTGGTTGTCTAAATCCACGAAATTTGAATCTTCAAGGAGATAAACATGATTAAGTTTATTACTGACACTGAATCTGGCGAACAGCTCCGTGTTGATGACTTCGACGTCCTCGATGCCGATCAGGCCATTTTCTTCTCGCGTCAGCTTGAAGCGGTTAAGGCTCGGACGTATGATGTAAAGTATGCCGAGTTGAAATTCCGCGATCTGTTCCCAGTATCAAATGAGGCCGGCCCTGGTGCCACTTCAATTGTCTACTGGACCTATGACCAAGCCGGCATGTCAAAGATCATCGCCAGCGGTTACTCCCGTGACCTGCCTCGCGCAGACATCGGCGGTAAAGAAACCTTGATCCCCGTACGCGAACTCGGTATCGCTGTCGGTTGGACCATGGGTGAAATCCGTAAAGCTGCCCGCGCTGGTCTTCCGATTGACGCACGGAAGATGAACGCCGCTACCCGCGGTAACGAGCAGACCTTGAATAACATCGCCTATTTCGGGGATGCTACTCATAACCTGGTCGGTCTGTTCACGCAGCCTAACATTCCTACCGCTAATGCTCCTAATGGTGCTGGCGGTACCCCGGAATGGACCACAAAGACTGTTGATGAAATCATCGAGGATGCTCTTGGCCTTCTCGACGGTGTCTTCACAACCACAAAAATGGTTGAACGTCCTAACACGTTGCTGTTGACGCCTGACGAATGGTCCTATCTCGGACGTACTCGTCTTGGTGAAAACAACGACACCACGATCCTGGAGTACTTGGCAAAAACCAGTCCTTATCTGAACAGCATCGATGACATCATCCCGGTCAACGAGCTTGTCGGTGCCGGCACTGGTGGATCCAACGTGGCTGTGGCTTATCGCCGCGACCCCGATGCTCTCCAGTTTGAAATTCCGATGGAGCTTATGTTCCATCCTGAACAGCGTATCGGCCTGGAAATCGAAGTTCCCGCGGAATGTTCGACTGCAGGCTTGAACGTCTACTACCCGCTCAGTCTCTCCATTCTGGAAGACGTCGGTTAATCCTAACGAGGTGAATGATGGTCACAATCACAAACAATTCGGCGCGCCTTTTCAAAATTAACTTAGGTTATGTGAAAGGCACGAAAGGCGAACTTACAACTCGGAGTAAATCTTTCGCTCCTCTGGCCAAGGTTAAAGTAACGAAAGAAGAATTTGAAGAGCTTATGAAAATTAAGCTGTTCAAAGGCCTAGTTGAAGGCCGCCATTTGATGCGCCCAACTGTTGTCGCTCACCCTGATAATCCGAAGCAGGCGATCACCGAGATCACAGATCAAGTTGAGCCGCCTTGCTTTTCGGTTTTTATGGACGCCGACAATGGTGGTAAAGACGACGTCGTAGAAGCTCTTAGTGATTTCACTAAAGCTGTGCTGGTCAAAGTCGCTGACGCTCTTAACGTTGATTCTTCTGGCATGAAAAAAGCCGAAGTAGTTGACGCCATTAAAGAGCAACCCAGCGCCCTTGACTTAGCGACTTCAATTAAAGCTGAAGCCGACGTGCTATAATAAAGGAGAATCCGCATGGCAATCGATGTAGCAACTTTCCGTATCCGGTTTCCGGAGTACGCTGACATAGTGCTTCACCCTGACGCGCGGATTCAACTTTTTCTTGATGATGCTGTACTCTGCGTTGACGAGGACTGTTGGGGCCAATGGCATGAACTTGGTGTCTACAACCTCGCAGCGCACGAGTATGCATTGCGTTATGACGCAACTACCGGTAATGTTAAAACTGGGAGCAGCGCTGGATCAGCAGGAGCTCTTAAGAGCAAGACTGTTGACAAGGTGTCTGGGAGTTACGGTTTCCAGGACGTAGACCTTGAGAAAGGTTATGCCTATTATATGACAACGCCGTACGGCCGGAAATACTGGAACCTATTCCAGAAAGTCCGCCCGGGATGCGCGTTCATGGTGTTAAGAGACTAATGGGTTTCAAAGTCAAAGTACTGAAAAATGGTAAAGACTTAAAGAAGAATTTGAAGAAGATTCAAGACACTTTAGGTGACGGTACCGCAGTGCTGGCAGGACTACCCAAAAACTCAATACCATACCCAAACGGGACAAGCGTTGTACTAGTGGGAGCAACACATGAATTTGGGGCATCGATTACAGTTACCCCTCAGATGCGAGGATTTTTCCGCGGGATAGGCCATCCACTTAAAGCATCTACGCAAACAATTAGAATTCCTGAAAGATCGTTTCTAAGAGCGACTGTTAAAGACAGGCAGAACCAGAAGAAGTACGCTGACTTCATTAAGCGTGGGCTGCAGAAAATGCTTGAAGGTAAAGCCACTTCTAACGACGTCGCAAGTCTTCTAGGTCAAGAAGTTCAATTTGACATCCAACAGAAGATACTGGAGATAAAAGATCCTCCTAACAGCCCAATGACTATACAACGCAAGAAGTCCTCAAATCCACTCATTGATACTGGCCATCTCCGTCAGTCGATCAGGTTTGAGGTCGTAGACATCAGTGAGGTGCAAGGTGAGTGACATCGATGTATCAGACATTGTTGACTGCATGTCTTTCCATAGTGTGACCGTAGCGCGTCCCGATGAGGAAGGTGAATTCGACTATGACGGGCTGTATGGTTTCGCGACTACCTCAACCCTTACTATACAGGGGTCAGTCCAACATGCGACTCCCGAAGCTAGAGCTGTTTTACCAGAAGGTATTCGACGTATGGCCGAATTTATGATCTATACGACTCAACCCATATACGGTGAGCTAGATTCCCCGAACACTAATGCGGATATAGTGCAAGGTTGGAAAGGTTCTAACTGGAAAGTCATGGCAACCACCAGGTGGGAGCACATGGGGTACTACGTAGGACTTCTTGTCAGACTTACGAGGAGAGAAAGCGATGCTTAGTAGTGACAGACTTAACCATCATATCAATAAAGCTTTCTGTAACCTGGGAAATGACCGGATGCAGATCCCGTTTATCCGAGCTTTCCAGCAGGACGCCGTTAAGATTGACAAAGACATTTTTGTGACTGTTAATGTCATAAGCACTGGTGCGAATGGATGGGAAGAAGTAATCTATCAGCCTAAAGATCCCGATAGCTTGGCCGTCAGAGACATGGTTGAAGCGATTTCTAACCAGGAAAACTTCATAGTCTCATTTAATTTTTTCAGTGTTACAGGAAATATCAAGCTCCAGAACATAACTGACTTATCACTCGCGTTCAAAAAATATCTACATTCATCTGAGGCGTGCCTTTTCCTTCAGCAAAGACATATCGGCTTAGGAGCCATTTCAAATATACGAGATGTAACTGCTGTTGAGAATGCTCAATTCGAAGCGCGCACTCAGATGGATGTAGACATTAACGTGGCGGTAACAGATCTCTACGATACTTTGGAAATCGAAGACATCGATATTCAAGGTGAATATGAACAATCGGGTGAAATTACCCAGAGTAGTGTACAAATCAACTATTCTGGAGTATAATATCACCGAACAACGCTAACCAAGAGGAACGACAAATGGCAGAAATTCCCGTTTCAAGTATTGTCAATGTCCAGATCTCATTGACACCGACGGCGCCTCAGCGAGCTGGATTCGGCACCCTGTTGTTTATAACGACAGATGCTGAAAATGGTGGCACAATCCCGCTGTCTGAAGGAATCCGGTTTTACTCGTCGATTGAAGAAGTCGATGCGGACTGGGATCCGGCAGATGAAGTATACAAAGCTGCTTTGGCATACTTCTCTCAAAGCCCACAACCTACAACCTATGCAGTCGGCGCACGCGACGCTGGCGATACCAACGTCCAGGACACTCTCACCCGTCTGCAGAACAGGTCATCTAATTGGTATGCTGTAGCCTTTGAGGCCACCACGCGTGACAGCGCGGATATCGACCTTATCGCTCAATGGGTTGAGGCTCGTGAGAAGCAATTCTACACC